TTATGGAATCTTTTCAATCTCATTTTTAAGCCAGTCGATGCTTCTTTGGGTATAAACACGTTCAGTAAGGTCTTTAATATGGTGCCCAACAAGTCGTTTGATGGCATATTCGTCCATGTTATACTTTTTGGCCATTGTAACAAAAGTAATACGTCCATCATGGCCTTTATGCTCAGAGTTCAGTGACAGCAGAGGAACGACTTCGTTGACAAGCTGCACGGAAAAAGAGGCATAGCGCATTTGCGTGACTTCACCTTTTACGGTGTTCTGATGATGGAAACCACGCTGGCGGATCGTGAAAAATAAATAAGGCGAACCTGCTTCGAGCGCTTTTTCGTAGCGGGCTTTTACCAGATTGTAAATTCGGGGATGAATCGGCACTGTTCGGTTTATCCCCGCTTTTGTTTTTAAGCCGCCTGTAAATGTGCCCACATCCATATCAACATCCTTCATTTTCAGGTCGCATAGTTCTCCGGGACGCCAGCCAGAGTAGCACTGAATTAGAATCATGTCAATGATAGGATGCTTGTCTATATTTGCCCATAGAAGATCGAGTTCTGCTTCGGTATAGGGAATATGACTATTCGGTTTGCGGACATACCCCGAATCGATCGTGAACATACGAGCATAATTTTTATCGACGAGTTCGCGGGAGACTGCATAATCAAAGAGCAGATTATAAAGATTTTTCATTGAGTCTTTATTATTGTTTTGTGCATGGCGAGTTTCTCCGGCGTAAACGATGGTTCCGTTTTCAATACAATTCTGCAGGTGCGAGATATGAACGTCGCGGACAAGCATGTTATGAATCGAGGAGGAGTAGGCCCATGCTCTTTTATAACGGGAAATCGTAGAAGAATCCACTTTTTTCTCTTTCGTGGTCAGCCACATATCAAAAAGGTCCTGCATGGTTGTTTTATTGCTAAGGTCAAATGGATGCGCGTTGTATTTCATAAGCGCTTCATATGCTTCATTATACGTTTCAAAATAAGCGACCGGACGGAGCGGGCATACGATCGGTTTGCCTTCATCAGTTCTTCCGGCTGTGACCATTGCCCGAAAGGGCTTGCGAAGATTACGCCCTCGGACTTCGGAAATCTGGCCGAATCCATTGGGAAGACGCATATGTTTTTTCTTTTTTGGTGGCAGCGATGACTTGGATTTGAGCGGGTAACCGCAATGAGGACAAGCTGTTGCCTTATCGCTCACTTGTAGACAACACTCTGGACAGAGTTTTAACATGGAAACCTCCTTCAATCATTGTATAAATTTGCCATTTTCACTCAAAAGCTCGGTCAACCCGGGCTTTTTCTGTTTGAAAAGCTATTCTAGGTTAAACGATAGATTTTTGCTTGTCAATCCTTCATGGCGAAAAAGATAAAAAACAGCACGTGGGGGACCATTTTTACAAGTATCATCCTTTTGAGCCTGGGAACGTATTTGGACGCTCCTAGAGTAACACAAAAGGAGTACGATAGAATGGATAAAGCTAGATTAGAAATGGGTTCGGTTCCTGTACGGATTGCAGCACGAGTATACGGCCGGGACCCGGCATGGGTGCGTGCAGGCATCATTGCAGGGTGGCTTCCGATTGGCGAGGCAACGAGGAACGGAAAGCGCGTTACGGATATTCAGCAGATGAACTCAAAGCTGGGCAGAATCAGCTATTACATCTCTCCCAAGCTCCTCTATGAGCAGACCGGTTATGAATGGAGGGGCGAAAAATGAGCAGAGAACGTGCGGAGCTGTCAAAAAAGAACCCATACCACATTCCGAGATACCGGTACTACGAACTGAAGTATTTTTGCAGGCAGTACGATGACTGGAAGAAGGCCCTGACTCTGATCGATGGCTGGCAGACATCACCCAATGATATTTCCGGCATCATCAAGGGGTGCCCACCCGAAAGCCCGACCGAGAGGATCGCACTATCCCGAGTGTTCTACTCCAGCTGCATCGACATCGTTGACAGGTGCATTGCGGAACTTGATACGGCATTGGCACCGTACATTAAAAAGGGCGTGACAGAGGGAGACGGCTACAACAAGCTTCAAGCGAATGGCTGCCCCTGCTGCCGCGAGACCTACTACGAGCATTACCGGTACTTCTTCTGGCTCCTGAGCAAGGAACGGCAGTGACGCGAAAAAATCAGCCGCCTTTATGAAAGGTGGTATGAACAATGTTTAGTCTGATCGTTGCAATTTTGATCGTTGTGCTGCTGGTCAAGTGTATTGGCTTGGTAGGGGCAAAGACGGAAGAGGTGAAACAGAGAACAAAGAAGAAACACTGAAAATCAAAATGGAGCTTATGGGAAACCGTAGGCTCTTAATTTTTTTTACGCAGACGCGAAAAATGCATGGTGCTTTATGGAAGGAAAATAAATGGGAAGCCTACGGGTGGATGCGGAAGTTTAAAAATTCCCGCCGTTAATGCTGACGGAGGATGTAACCAGCATGAAGCTATGAGAAATCATGGCGTTTCCTTTTTCTGACGCGAAAAATACAGCCTCCTTTATGGAAAGAAATGAACAAATTTAGGAGGTATTTTACTATGCTGAAGAATGTTATTAAAGGTTTTGAGGAAATGATGAACTGTGTTCTGACCGCTATGAACGAGTCGCTGAGCGATCCGTATGCGGGCTGGAACGAAGGAGAAGAACTCCTCATGCTGAACGAGGTTCGGTGTGGTATCCGCTAATGGATATTCTGACCGGAAAACGGGCGTATGGAAACATGCGCTCTTTTCTTTGATGTTTCGGTTCAGGCGCGAAAAATGCAGCCTCCCTTATGGAAGGAGATAGCTCAGTTGGCAGAGCGCTGCTTGATTGCAGAGGTCGTGGGTCCGAATCCCATTCTCTTTCTTTTTTCTATTCTAGAATAGAATGTTGGCGCGAAAAACACATTGTCCTTTATGGAAGGATGTCTTCCGAAGAACGAAAGGAGAAATGCTATTAACCTGAAGCAAAAGCTCCCGAAGAGCAAGAAAACCCTCAACGCATATGTCAACGATGCAATTGGTTTCCGCATGGACCCCGAGCAGGTTTTGTTTTACAGCGAAAACTGTTTTGGTACTACAGATGCCATTGCATTTAGCGACAAAGATAATTTTCTTCGTATTCATGATCTTAAAACAGGAGCTGTTCCAGCACATATGGAGCAGCTCTTTATTTATGATGCGCTGTTCTGCATGGAGTATCATGTCAAACCGAAAGATATTCTTATCGAAAATCGCATTTACCAAAATGATGATGTTCTCATTGAGACACCGACGGCAGATATCATTGATCCCATCATCGAAAAGATTAAAGAATTTGACAAAATCATTGCGGATCTAAGATAAGGAGCAGCGTTATGAATCCAATTGAGAAAGACCTTAAAAACTACTACGGCACGAGTTCCGACTCTGATATTTTGGAGCATTACGGCACAAAGCGCCATTCCGGCCGCTATCCTTGGGGTTCTGGTGATAATCCTTATCAGCACTCTGGTGACTTTCTGTCTCGTGTGGAAACGCTCAAGAAGAAGGGAATGTCCGAGAATGAAATTTTAGATCAAATCAATAGCACTCTTCCCAAGGAGTACCAGCTCGGTCTTACCGAATTTCGAGTGGCTCGACGTAAAGCAATCCATGAGCGCAAGGCATCTGAGTATGAGAAAATCGCTGCTTTAAAGGAACAGGGTCTCGGCTGGAAAGCCATCGGTGAAAAGCTTGGTATGAGCGAGTCCAGTGTGCGCTCAAAATATGCAGGCACTGCTGATAAAAAAGCGCAGCGTGCAGAGAATATTGCTGACACGTTGAAAAAAGAAGTGGACAAGAAAGGCATGATCGATATTTCCGAAGGTGCCAATCTTGTAATGGGTGTGTCGCAATCTGAGCTTGACGACGCTGCATATACGTTGGAAGCGGAATACGGTTACAAACGTTATGGCGTAGGTATCCGTCAGCCGACCAACATCCGTCAGCAGACTAACATTACGGTGTTGGCTAAGCCTGAATTCGACCAGAAGTATGCTTATCAGCATCAGGATCAGATTGATTCGCTCGGCGATTATCATTCTGACGACGGTGGCGATACGTTCAAGAAGCTTCAGCGTCCTGCAAGTCTGGATTCAAGCCGTGTTGCCATCCGGTATGGCGATGAAGGTGGTCTGGACAAAGATGGTGTCATGGAAATTCGCCGTGGTGTGCCCGACCTTGACCTTGGCAAGAGTCATTATGCGCAGGTTCGTATCCTTGTCGATGGTGACCATTATCTGAAAGGCATGGCGGTCTACTCTGATGATCTTCTTCCCAATGGTGTGGACATCATGTTCAACACTAACAAGCCTTCCGGTACGCCCAAAATGAAGGTCCTGAAGGAAGCAAAAGCTGATCCGGACAATCCGTTTGGAGCAGCCATCAAAGCCAATGGCCAGAGTACATACATCGGTTCTGATGGAAAGGAGCATCTTTCTCCTATTAACAAACTGAAAGAGGAAGGCGATTGGGATACAATGTCCCGAAATGTATCTTCGCAATTCCTATCCAAACAGCCGAAAAAGCTTATTGAAAATCAGCTGAAGCTTACAATTGCGGATTATCAGGCGCAGTATGATGAAATTATGCACTACAATAATCCTACTGTTAAAAAGAAGCTGCTGAACGACTTTGCCGATACCTGTGAAGGTACGTCCATGACGCTGAAAGCATCGGCATTTCCGGGACAATCGACGAAAGTCATTCTGCCCATCAACCGAATTAAGGAAACAGAAGCTTACTGTCCGACCTATGAGAACGGCACACAGCTTGCACTGATTCGCTATCCTCATGCCGGCACCTTTGAGATTCCGATTGTTACAGTCAACAACAAAAATGTCAGTGGCAAGCGCAATCTTGGACAGATCCAAGATGCTATCGGCATCAATGCCAAGGTGGCAGAGCGTTTGTCCGGTGCAGACTTCGATGGTGATACCGTTATGGTGATTCCTGTCAGCGATAAGGTTCCCATTAAATCTACTCGTCCGTTGGAACAGTTGAAAGGTTTTGACCCCAAGACTGCATATGCAGTTCCTGAAGGCAATCCCAACAACGTGCGTCTCATGAAAAAAGAAGAGAAGCAGCGTGAAATGGGTGTTATCTCGAACCTCATCACGGACATGACTCTTCGTGGTGCGTCTGAAGAGGAACTGGCTCGTGCTGTCAAGCATTCGATGGTTGTTATCGATGCAGAGAAGCACAAGCTGGATTACAAACGCTCTGAGAGGGAGAACGGTATCCAGGAACTGAAAGAAAAGTGGCAAATCCGTGTGGATGAGGACGGTACTACGCATTATGGTGGCGCATCAACGCTCCTGTCTCGGCGCAAGCAGACCATCCGTGTGCCTGAGCGTCGTGGTAGCGTGCGCGTGGATAAAGAAACTGGTGAACTCATTTATAAGGAGAGTGGGCGTGCCTTCATCGATCCGAAGACTAAGAAAGAGCGTATTGCCGAGGATACCGTAAGTCTGATTTCCGAGACAAAGGACGCAAGAACCCTCTCTTCTGGCACTATTCAGGAGAACTTGTACGCAGACTTCTCTAATAAGCTCAAAGCTATGGCAGCACAGGCCCGCAAAGAGGCGGTCAACATGAAGGGCATCCAGCGTGATCCTGAGGCAGCCAAGACATATGCTGCGGAAGTTATGTCACTGAAAGACAAGTACACCACAATGCTGGCCAATAAACCTAAGGAGCGCAAGGCAATGCTGATTGCCAATGCCAACATCAAGGCCAAAATTCAGGAACTGGGCTTAGACCCGCAAAACACTGAGGACAAGAAAGAAATCAAGAAGATTTCTTCTGTTGAAATGCAGCGCGCTCGCGATAAGGTCGGCGCAAGTGGGCAAAAGTCCAAAGTCAGGTTTAGCGACAGAGAATGGGAAGCTATTCAGGCTGGCGCAATTTCCGACAACATGCTGTCAAAGTTCCTGAATTCTTCTGATTCGGATGAAATCGTGAAACGCGCAATGCCCAAAACCACGGCTTCGTTGTCTTCGGCTAAGTTGACCAAAGCGAGAGCGATGTTGCGAAGCGGTTACACTTATAAAGAGATTGCACAGGCGTGTGGCGTTCCTGAATCCACCGTTTATGATGCACTTGGAAAGTGATAACAGGAAAGAGAGGCTTTGAATTATGGTTCGATGCTTTCTGACCACGTTCGATAATCCCTACAATCCGTATGAGCAGTTCGAGCAGTGGTATCAGTATGACATGGATCACGGCTATAACTCGTCTGGCCTGCTTATGCGGCTGGCACAGACCTCTTCTCAGTTCACAGACAATGAAAATGCCTACGAAATTGAGAAAGCAATCAATAAAATCGTGGCAAACGATCCAATTAACATCTACAAGAAGCTCAAAATCGAGATCAAGGACGATACCGGCTATGCACAAAGTGCTTAAGGCCATAGGGAGGGGTCTCAAAATCGACACCCCCCTCTCAAATCGCGCCGGTCTTTGATATTTCCCCGGAGGGAAAATTGATATTTGGGCTTTAAACATGCTGCCGAGGCCTTGGGGTGTAGACTGAGGTTTCGACAGTTTTTGCAAGGGCTTATGGGGTGCGCGCCTCCTAAGAGCTTTCTGAGTTCATGACGTTTGACCTCCATCGGCATCGGGGCATTCTGTATTGTTCTCCTTTATACGGAATGTTTGCTTTCTCCCTTCAAATGAAAAGCACTGCCACAGCACCCATAAGCCTTTGCAAAAACTGAATTTTAGACAACAAAAGAAAGAGGGCCTTTTGAATGCGACCGAAGAAGAACACACCGGGAGAAGCGGCTGTGGCTTCGGCCCGGCCTGCAACAAGTCCGGAAGCACAGGAACAGTACATGATAAACCTGACCATGCAACTGGTGGAAAGAAGGCTACGAGAAGGGACGGCTTCAAGTGCAGAAACAACGCACTTCCTGAAGCTGGCTACTATGAAAGCGGACCTTGAAAAGAAAAAACTGGAAGAAGAAAACAAACTGCTCCGGGCAAAGACCGAGACACTAGAAAACGCAAAGGACACCAAAGAAATGTACGCAAATGTGCTGAAAGCCATGGCAAAGTACAATGGCGTGGACGAAGACGAGGCCCCAGACTATGAGTTTTAAAAGCTCTTATGTAGCCTAAGTCGTTCTGGCAGTGCTGTTTTTTATCTACTTTACAGCAGCAGTTTTTCTGGTAAAGCGCAATATCCTGTGCGAATGGAAGGCAGTTCTTTTGACTGGAGCAGTTGCATGGGCACCGATGCTGCTTACAGATGACATGTTGCGGAAGAAAGGATTTTTATGATGACGGCATTTGAAGAAATCTGTTTCTGGCTGATGGCGGCGATGCCGTGGATCATGCTTGCATGCTTGTTCACAGACCGAGAACGACTGACAAACAAGCGGTACTGGTGGTATTTGCCTCCTAGTATTCTGTCGCTTTTGACGGCTATTGCGGTCGGGCTTCCACAAATTATTGATAAGTGGTTCGGCGGATTTGGCTGTTGGTGTACGCTGATTTTTACATTTATATGCGCTTACCATGACGAAATGGAAGGCCATAAGAACCTGCATAGTAAGTTGATTTGCCTCTCTATGATCTGCACGGTATTCGCCATGATCTGCTGGGGCGTGAGCTGCTTATGAAGACCTATACTGAACTTTGTCAGTATGCAACGTTTGAAGACCGCTTCCACTATTTGCAACTGCACGGTACGGTTGGATACGACACCTTTGGCTTTGACCGGTGGCTAAATCAGAGTTTTTACCAGTCAAGAGAGTGGCGGCAGTTCCGGGACAGGATCATTGTGCGGGACGCTGGGTGTGACCTTGCGTGCAAAGATCACGAGATCACCGACTGGGTGATACGAAACGGCAAACCCATCCGGCCGCGCATTATTATCCACCATCTGAACCCGCTGACGAAAGAGGACGTGCTTCAGCACTCAGACGCACTTCTGGACCCGGAAAACGTGATCTGCGTGAGCGATCGGACCCACAAGGCCATCCACTATGGAGATGATACGATCCTAAAGCCTGCATTTGCCGAAAGACGACCTGGCGACACATGCCCATGGAGGAAATGAAGATGTACCCTGTACGAAAATTCAATGTTGCGGAAGCGGCATACAGCACAAACCTGCGGCTGAAGATGCAGCCGAGGGCGTGATGGATCACGAGGAATAATAAAAGGAGGAAAACAAAATGAAAAACGATGCAATGCTGAACCGCGCAAAGCAGCTGGTGGTGGACTACTTTAACGCTCACGTGGACGTGACCGACGGCAAGAAGCTGACAATGGAGGACGTGTTCATCGTATGGTTCAGCAAAACCCTGCAGAATTGGAAGGCGTTGGTGAGTACCACCGTGTCTGACGGTATGTACTACGAGATCACCCACGACGGCGATAAGGGCGAGACCTATCTGGACGCCTACAAGAAGTGGGACAATCAGTGCATTGTAGACTGAGGTGATCGGAAATGGACAGTATCCTTACCTCGGTGAAGAAACTCCTTGGACTTACCGAGGAGTATACGGCGTTTGATGCAGACCTTATCATGCACATCAACAGCGTGCTGATGATCCTGCGGCAGATGGGTGTTGGGCCTCAGGAGGGCTTTGGCATCAGCGATGCAACGGCAACATGGAGCGAGTTTTGCCAGAACAGGGCAGACATTGAAGCGGTAAAGAGCTATACGGCGCTGAAGGTGAAGATGCTGTTTGACCCGCCGCAGAGTTCCAGCACGATGGAAGCGACCAAAAACCTTATCAGCGAACTGGAATGGCGGCTGTATGCCGAGTGCGACAGGGAGGAGAAACAATGCGGATGCTGAAGTTTGCCGTGGAAGGGCAGCAGCTGGCAAAGCGCGGTGATTTTGCCGGCGTGACAGCCGGAAGCAAAGGCTATCTGCGCTGCCACTTTGAGCAGAGTGACCCGGAGTGGCTTATGGCCAAGAAAATTGCTGTGTTCAACGACGAATATGCGGTGACTGTGAGCGCGGAAGGTGAGTGCGCCGTACCCGACGAGGTGACGGACGGAAAAAGCTTTAAGGTGTATCTTGCTGGCCAGAATGGCAAGACGCGGATGATAACAAACAAGGTACTGATCGAGCAGGTGAAGTGACATGGTGGATTTGGACAAGCAGTTTGCAGCAATGGCAGATGTGAGCGAAGAAGATACCGCTTATGATTTTGTGATCGATGAAGACCTGCGCATAATTGCCATCCCGGAGCGGGGTGTGGTGCTGGGCGTTGAGGGAGATAAAGACGCGAACCGCATCCGATTTAGAATGAACAAAACATGGCGCGGATACGATATGTCGAAGTTTGACCTGCGCATCAACTACCAGAATGCAAACGGTGACAAAAACTATTACACGGTGACGAGCAAACACACTGAAGGCAATGCGGTGGTGTTTGACTGGATTGTGGCGGCGGATGCTGTAGCGTATCAGGGCGATGTGTTCTTTATTGTGGTGGGCCTTATTACCACTGGCGGAATGGTGAACTGTGCGTTCCACACGACGCTTGGCAAGGCAAAATGCCTGGAAGGCCTGGTGGTAGACACAAAAACTGACATTTCTGAGATCCGGGACTTTATGGCGACGCTGAAGGCGGAAGTGGAGGCATACGGACAGACCTTTGTGAATGCCGCTGCCGCCAGTGCAAAGGCAGCAAAGGCCAGCGAAACAACTGCTGCCAGTTCGGCCAGTGCGGCAAAGACCTCGGAGACAAACTCCATGACCAGTGCGAAGGTCGCAAAAACGAGTGAAACGAATGCCAGCACCAGCGCAAGCGCAGCAAAGACTAGCGAGACAAATGCTGGTACCAGCGCCGCCAGTGCTCAGGCCAACGCAAAGAAAGCCGAAGCGGCGCGAGATGATGCCAATACCAGCAAAGCCGCAGCTGCTGACAGTGCAGCAGCCGCAAAAAAAGATGCCCAGACAGCATCCAGCGCGGCCAGCAATGCCACAGGTGCGGCCAGCACTGCCAGCACCAGCGCAAGCGCAGCAAAGACTAGCGAGACCAATGCTGGCACAAGCGCATCCAATGCGAAGGGCAGCGAAACAAAATCCGGTGAATACCTGCAGGCCACAAAGGAATATTTCGAGCAGGTGCGCACCATTACGCTGGGCGCGCAGGGCTGGTATGAGACCTCAGACGCCCTGACTGCTGCGGTGCCCGTGGGTGAAAACGGCTGGTGGGCTGTGGTGGGCACCACGGACAGCATCTGGGTATGGGACCGCGACACCAATGCCTGGCGTGACAGCATGGTGACGGTAAACATGAGTGACTACTACACCCGCACGCAGGTGGATAAAAAGCTGACTGACAAAGCAAACAAGACCGCCGATGACCTGAACACGATGATCAACGCGCTGACCACCGATGCTTCGACCCCTACTGATGCGGACTACTATGTGAGCCAGTACGTTGGCGGCGGCACCAGCACCACCTTCCACCGCAGGCCCATGAGTATGCTGTGGGCGTACATCAAGAGCAAGGCGGAAAGCGTATTTGCGGCCAAGAATCACGCGCACAGCTACGCGGGTTCTGCATCTGCAGGCGGCAGTGCTACCAGCGCTGTAAAACTTGACACTGCGATGGCGGGCAGTGCGACGAAACCGGTATATATCATCGGCGGCAAGCCGGTGGCCTGCACTCACTCGCTGGACAAGGATGTACCGGCCAACGCCGTTTTTACTGACCACACTTACGCCAACATGACCGCCGCCACTGACAGCGCGGCTGGCAAAGCGGGCCTTGTGCCTGCACCCGCAGCCGGTGCACAGGGTAAATTTTTGCGCGGGGATGGGACGTGGCAGGCCATTGCGTCCAGCGGCCTGTCTGCCTACCCCGTGGGCAGTATTTTTCAAACAGTTAGCACTACCAGTCCCGCCGCACTGTTCGGCGGTACATGGCAGGAGATTGCGCAGAACCGGGTACTGATGGGTGCTGGCAGCGGCCACGCAGCGGGCACCACCGTGGAGGCCGGACTGCCGAACATCACAGGCTCTTTTGTCGCGGATGTAAAAAAGGGTGAACATAAGGTATCCGGCGCATTCACTGCCGGCAGCGAGATCGCAACTACGGGCGAATACAATAACTTTTCTGATGTATATAAGTTCAGTCTGGATGCGTCCAAGTCTAATGCCATCTACGGCCGCAGCGCCACCGTGCAGCCTGCCGCCTACTATGTGCACATCTGGCGGCGCGTGGCCTGAGAAAGGAGGTTTTGAGCGATGATCCCTGTGACATTTGACACTGTGGCAACATTGCAGTTTGGCAGTGAGGGTCACCCGACCAGTCTGCACTTTGCCATCCCGGAAGAGTGGAAAACCTGCAAAATCAGACTCCACCTGCGGCGCAGCGACGGTAGCTTTGTGCCCCCGATGCAGCTGGACGAAAATGGATGCGTAAAAGTAAACCGCAGTGACTCCGGCAAGACCGGCGGACAGTGGATGCTGTCGGCTGAAAGTCCTGACGGAAAAGTATCTTACTCGCGAATCGGCAAATATGTGACCCCCATGGAGGTGACACAATGAAGATCCTTGACGAGACCGGCGCGGTCGTGGAAAACCCGGACCTGACGCTTGGGTATCTGACCACCAGCACTGAAGAGATCACCCACCCTGCCGTAGAGGGCGTGGAGGAGCAGTGGCACTGGGAGACCGTGACCGAGTATCCGAACGGCGGCATGGACGTGCAGCGGGTGGTGGATGTGCTCGGCGTACAGGCGCAGGAGGAATGGGTGGAAAAGGTACCCATCCAGAGATACATCCGCTACACCGCCGAAGAGCTGGCCGCGCAGGAAGAAGAACGCAAAAAGCAGGAAGCAAAGGACAAGCTGCCGGAGACGGTGGCGGCACTGCAGGCTGCTCTGGCCGACGCAGACGCTTTGAACCTTGACCAGGACTACCGCCTAACTCTTTTGGAGCTGGGCGTGACCGATGATGAAACCACCGCATGAACAGAAAGGAATGACTACTATGGCACTTTATAGAACCTGCAAACGTATGATCGAGCGCGGCCAGACCGCCGGTATGGAAAAGAAGCTGGATATCTTCTACGCCGCCAACAAGCTGACCGATGAACAGTACGCAGAACTGACCGAGATGCTGAACGAGAAGGACAGCGCGGAAAAAGCCGATCAATAAAAACAGGAGCTGAAAAATCAAAATGGCACTCTCGAACACGGCAACGCCGATCTACTACGGCCGGTTCCGGGAGGCCGTGATGCGCGGGGAGATCCCCGTTTGCAGAGAAATCAGCATGGAGATGAACCGGATCGACGACCTGATCGCAAACCCGGGCATCTACTATGACGATAAGGCCATCAACGGCTTTATTGCGTTCTGCGAGGACGAGCTGACCCTGACCGACGGCGGCGATGTGAAGATGCTGGACAGCTTTAAGCTGTGGGCAGAACAGATCTTTGGCTGGTACTACTTTGTGGAGCGGAGCGTGTATGTGCCGAACCCCCACGGGGCAGGCGGGCACTACGAGACCAAACGCATCAAAAAGCGTCTGGTAACGAAGCAGTACCTTATTATCACACGTTCGGCCGCAAAGACCATGTATCTGGAGTTCTTGCAGGCATACTTTATGACCGCCAACACGAACACCACCCAGCAGCTGACAACAGCGCCTACTATGAAGCAGGCCGAGGAAGTGCTGGCACCCTTCCGCACCGCATTGGCGCGGGCAAAAGGGCCGGTGCTGAAGTTCATGACCGATGGCAGCCTGCAGAACACCACCGGCGCGAAAGCAGACCGCGTGAAGATGGCAAGCACGAAGAAAGGCATTGAGAACTTTGTGACCAACAGCCTTTTGGAAGTGCGCCCCATGACCATCGAAAAACTGCAGGGCCGGCGCGACACGGTGGCTACCGTGGACGAATGGCTAAGCTGTGACATCCGGGAAGATCCCATTGGTGCCATTGAGCAGGGCGCGGCGAAAAACGAGAACTACCTGATCGTTGCGGCAAGCAGCGAGGGCACGGTGCGTAACGGATGCGGCGACGACATCAAAATGGAGTTGCTGAGCATCCTGAAGGGGGAGTACGTAAACCCACATGTCTCTATCTGGTACTACAAGCTGGACAGCATTGAGGAAGTGGGTCGACCGGAGATGTGGCTGAAGGCAAACCCGAACCTTGGCAAGACCGTGAGCTACGAGACCTACCAGCTGGACGTAGAACGAGCCGAAAAATCGCCCAGTGCTCGGAATGACATCCTTGCAAAGCGCTTCAATCTGCCGATGGAGGGGTACACATACTTTTTTCCGTATGAAGAGACCCTTTGCCACCGACCGAGAAGCTACTGGCAGATGCCGTGCGCCATGGGCGCGGACCTGAGCATGGGCGATGATTTTTGTGCGTTTACGTTTTTGTTTCCGCTTTCAAGCGGATATTTTGGGGTAAAGACAAGGGACTACATTACCAGCTACACCCTGAGCCAACTGCCCGTGAGCCGGAGAAACCAGTACGAAGAGTTCATGAAAGAGGGGACACTATTCGTATTTGACGGCACAGTGCTGGACATGATGCAGGTGTATGAAGACCTTGATAACTTCGTGCAGCAGAACCAGTACGACGTGCGGGCGTTTGGCTACGACCCCTACAACGCGCAGGAATTCGTGGAGCGCTGGGGGCAGGAGAATGGCACCTTTGGTATTACGAAGGTGATTCAGGGTGCGAGGACCGAGAGCGTGCCGCTGGGCGAGCTGAAAAAGCTGAGCGAACAGCGGAAGCTGCTGTTTGACGAAAAGCTGATGCAGTTTGCAATGGGCAACTGCATTGCACTGGTGGACACCAACGGCAACCGGAAGCTTTACAAGCAGCGGCAGGACCAGAAGATCGATGCTGTGGCAGCTATGATGGATGCTTACATTGCGTGGAAGCAGAACCGGGATGCATTTGAGTGATTACAGCATCTGAAATACTGTAATTGCAATATAAACCGTAAGCAGAGTTCCCCACTACAATGACTAGACTTTTTGGTACATAAATCCGTCCTGAGTCAAATATAGCTCGGAGGGGTTCATGGGTTCATTTAGTGCATTTTTAATTACCGTAACCAGTGGACTTAGCACCTGTTTTGTAAGATTATCAGATATTTTTAGAATGCTCTTTTCGGATTGAGTAAAGGGGGCAGGATCTTTTTTGAGGAAGGCCGCCTTGTGTGCTTCTCGGATATCCTTTGCGTAAGGGCTAATGGCATCGGAAATTTTGTTTTTCGTGTGCCCCAGCAGTAGGTCTGCCTCTGCAAGAACACTTTCCAGATAAACAGCATTCCAGTTTTGTGCATAATAGACTTCCATGATAGTGCTGATTGCATAGAGCTGTGATGATAAGTCAAGGTTCTGTTTTGCAATTAGAACAGGCTCCTGATTCTTTTTAGCGTCTTTTGCATTGACCCGGTGCTCTAGTTCGGTTGTGTAAAAGTCGATGTCCGCAATCGCTCGAATCTTAGAACGCTGGATATTCGTTAGAGTAGCTATGCGCTGGGGCTCGCTTAACATGATTGTGGAATAATTTCCAACGGCATATTTCACAAATGTCAGCTCGGAAAGAAGTTCTGTGCGCTTGGAGTCCTCTAAAAAACTAAGGACATCGTCAAGTTTTCGGCTGATTTCCGACATTTTAGACGAAATATCGGAGAGAAAGTATTGCCCGGTTGCGAAAGAAGCAATGCTAAAGGCATTAAATAGGGCAACGGATGCTGGATTGATTGGATGCAAGGATGCGGTTCCACTAAAATGCGAACTAGCATCAACCACAGTCGTGGCATAGCCTCCGTTGCGAAGATGCAAGAGCACTCCCTGGACACCTTCTGGAAATTTCAAAATGTAGGTTTTGGAAGCAGTATCTGAAACAATGGCTGGGGGAAGAAGTTGAAGCAAAGAATTGGCGGTAACTCCAGTTTGCTCTGGAAACTCAACTTTTCGGAACCGTGTCTTATCACTAAAGTCAAACGGGATATCGCTTGGAACGATTTCGCAGTTGAGGTCTTTTGTAGAAAGCAGTTCGTTACTGGCCATAATGACAGCCTCCTCGTAGTTTGTGAATCTATCATACAGCAGATAATCTATATTTGCAAGGAGCAGTCGAAAAAAGAAACAATGAAATCGCTTTCAATAGAGGATTTCTTATTAGAGAGGAGGTGATTATATGCACAGCTATAACGATGAACTTTACCATTGGGGCATCAAGGGCATGAAATGGGGCGTGCGTCGATATCAAAATAAAGATGGGACTCTGACTGCGGCAGGACGAAGCCGATATGTAGGGAGTAACGCTGAAGGAACAGATGAAAAGTCACAAAAGAGAGTTGGGCTTTCAGACAAACAAAAAAGGGCGTTGAAAATCGGCGCAGCGTTAGCGGTTGCTGCATTGGGAACGTATGGCGGGTATCGCTTGGCAAAGTCTGGCAAGTTAGAGCCATTTGTTGCTGCAGGCAAACAAAAAGCTGCTGAACTTATGGAAGAGGCGGGAAAAGAGCGGAGTTCAACTCCTAAAACTCATGCACATTCAGACTATACGCGAGCGCATGAGAAAAAGAGTGTTCGAGTGCTGAGCGATGAAGAACTTAATGCTAAAATTAACCGGTTGCAAAAAGAAAAGCAGTATGAATCACTGATTGCTACTCCGAGCAATGTGAAAAAGATGCTTGCGACAGCCGGAACGGCCGCATCAGCATTAGGAACCATAAGCACATTGTACAACAACTACAACGCTGTGGCAAAAATCGGAAAAAATCTTATTGCCTCAAAGAAAATCCAGAATCGTATGAGCACGATGAAGGTTCACTCAGAATAAGAAAGGCATCTATGAGAAGTGAAGCAACGATTGGCTCCCGCCTGAAACGGGCGTGGAACGCCTTTACGAACCGGGACCCTCCCGGGAAGAACTACTATGGCGGAGGGAGCAGCTACCGGCCTGACCGGGTACGGCTGAACCGTGCGAATGACCGTACGATCATGACCGCCATATACACCCGCATTGCCATGGACGCAGCGGGCATCACAATAAACCACGTAAGGCTCGATGAAAACGGACGCTACGACGAAACCGTTGATTCGGGCCTTAATTGCTGTCTGAACCTTTCCGGCAACAAGGACCAGACCGGCAGGGCGCTGCGGTATGACATGTTCCTCTCTGTACTGGACGAGGGCGTGGCAGCGCTGGTGCCGGTGGACGTGGATGTGGACGAAGAGACCGGCAAAGAAAAGATCCTTTCCATGCGGGTGGCAAAGGTGAAGGAATGGTACCCCGATGATGTGCGGCTGGAAGTGTATAACGACCAGACCGGACAGAAAGAGGAGATCACCCTGCCGAAAGCAGAAGTGGCCCTGATCGAGAACCCGTTCTATGCCGTGATGAACGAGCCGAACGGCACCATCCAGCGCCTTGTCCGCAAGCTGAACCTGATGGACGTGGTGGATGACCAGCTGGGGTCTGAAAAGCTGGACCTCATCATCCAGCTACCATATGTAGTGCGCAACGAAATCCAGAAAAAAAGAGCGGACGACCGGAGAGCCGAGATTGAGCGGCAGTTGACCGGCTCTAAATACGGCATTGCCTATACCGATGGTTCGGAACACATTACGCAGCTGAACCGCAGCCTTGAAAATAACCTCCTGAAAACCGTGGAATACCTGACCAACATGGCATACAGCCAGTTAGGCATTACCCCGGAGATCATGAACGGTACAGCAAGCGATGCGGTGATGACGAACTATGAGAACCGTACCATTGAGCCCCTTGTGGCAGCAGCCGTAGACGAGCTGAAGCGAAAGTTTTTGACCGAAGAGGACCGGAAGGAAGGCCGCGAGAGTGTGCTGTACTTCCGCGACCCGTTCAAGCTGGCACCGGTGAGCGCCGTTGCCGAGATGGCGGACAAGTTTACCCGCAACGAGATCCTGACGAGCAACGAGTTCCGGCAGCTGCTGGGAATGAAGCCCTCGAAGGACCCGAAGGCGGACGAACTGCGGAACAGCAATATTTCGCAATCCGATGCGGAAATTGCTGAGAGAAACAAAACGATCACGGCTGGAAAGGAAGCCGTAGAAAGGAGTATGGCAAATCAAAATGGCGAAGTTTGATTATGACTGCAGCGGCTGGGCCACGAAGGCAAAGACCAAGTGCTATGATGGCCTGACCATTGCGCCGAATGCGTTCCAGGAATGCGACGGCAAAGTTGTGACCATGGTGTACAACCATGACCATGACAACCTGGAAAACGTCCTTGGCCATTGCCTGCTGGAGAACCGGCCCGGGGGCATGTATTGCTACGCAAAGTTCAACGATACGGATACTGGCCGGACCGCGAAGGCCTGCGTGGAAAATGGCGACCTGAACGCTTTTTCCATCTATGCAAACTGCATTAAGAAGACCGGAAACACTGTCCAGCACGGCATTATTCAGGAAGTGAGCCTTGTGCTGGCAGGCTGCAACCCGGGTGCGCTGATCGACGAGGTGGTGAAGCACAGTGCCGACGAGGACTACGAGGGCGGCGAAGCATTCATCTACACAGACGGCGGCCTGAGCATTGCCCACGGACTGGACCCAGACGGTGAACCGCTGGACGACCTTGTACACAGCGGCGATGCAGCGACCGACGAAGCAACACAGGAGGAAGCCGAGATGGCGGACGAACAGAAGGATGGCAAGACGCTGAAAGAGGTGTACAACAGCATGACACCCGAACAGCAGGAGTGCTGCCATGCACTGATGGGCATGGCCCTGGAAGAGCGTGACGGCGAAGAGACTGACGATGAGGAGGAAGAAACCGTGAAGCAGAACGTATTTGAGAAGGACACGAAGGGCACCGTGCTGAAGCACAGCATCGACGAGATCAACAAGGTGGTGAAGACCGCCAAGACCTGCGGCACCATGAAGGCCGCTTTTGCAAATGCCGGCATTGAGGACAGTGAGGTGGACGCTTTGTGCCACGGCATTGACAACATCGACTGGCTGTTCCCGGAAGATCACCTGCTGGACACCCCGCCCCGCATCATTGACAAGCCCGACGACTGGGTGAGCGTGGTGATGGGCGGCGTGAAGCACATCCCGTTCAGCCGCTTCAAGAGCCTGTTCGCCGACCTGACCGAGGACGATGCACGTGCCAAGGGCTACCTGAAGGGCAACTACAAGACTGAAGAGGTGTTCGGCCTGCTGCGCCGCTCCACCGGCCCGACCACGGTGTACAAGAAGCAGGAGCTGGATCGCGACGATGTGGTAGACATTACCAGCTTTGATGTGGTGGCATGGCTGCGCAACGAGATGCGCTACAAGTTGAACCGTGAGCTGGCACTGGCCTACATTCTGGGTGACGGCCGCATGGCAGCAAGCCGTGACAAGATCGATGAGAACTGCATCCGTCCGGTGTTCAACGACGCCGACCTGTTTACCATCAAAGTGCAGGTGAAGACCACTGGCCTTTCCACCGTGGAGGACAAGTACAAGGCCTTTATCAAGCAGGCCATCCGTGCCCGCAAGGACTACCGCGGCAGCGGCACCCCGACTATGTTTACCACCGAGGATGCCCTGACCGAGATGCTGCTGCTGGAAGACGGCATGGGCCGCCCGCTGTATACGGACGAGGCCGCACTGGCCCGCAAGCTGCGCGTTGCCAAGATCGTGACCATTCCCGAAATGGAAGGCCGCAAGGGTGCCAAGGGCGGTGATCTGGCTGCTGTGATCGTGAACCTGGCCGACTACACCGTGGGTGCGGACAAGGGCGGTGCCGTGAGCATGTTCGATGACTTTGACATCGACTTCAATGCACAGAAGTACCTGATCGAGACCCGCTGCTCCGGCGCACTGACCAGCCCCTACAGCGCTATGGCCATTGAGTGGGCTGCATGAGAGACTCCTTCAGTCTCACAGTCCACCTGACGGCGGCGCTGTTCGTCAGCTCCCTCATTGAGGGAGCCTTTTTCAAAGGAAAGGATGATAGAAAATGCTGAACAAGCTCTATGAGCAGGGCAAGGACCTGCACGTTGCAAACTATGTGGCCTATGGCAAGACCGCTGACCACAAGCTGTATGCCGACGAAGGTTATAAGGAGACCGCGACCAAGGCCGAGATCGAGAATGCCTTCGTGAAGGGCCGTCTGCTGATCGTGGAGGGCGCAAACTATCTGGTGCCTGTGGCCTTTGGTGCGACCGGTGTGATCACCGTTGTGACCGGTGAGACCGTGAAGACCCAGGCATGGGCTGCTTCTGCCGAAAAGTAAGCAGAAAATTCAAAATGGAGTGAAAGTGCTATGAGCAAGTGGTTTGGGAAGCTTGGTTTCGTGGAGACCAAGGAGACAGAGCTGAGTGTGCACTCGGAGATCGTGACAGAGCGTGACTGTTACGGCGACCTGACACGGAACATGCGCAGGTTACAGTCCCACGACAAGGTGAACGACGATATCAGCCTTGCGAACACGTTAAGCGTCATTGCCGACCCGTATGTTCAGGAGCACTTTTGCAATCTCCGGTATGTGACGCTTTACGGCGGAAAATGGAAGGTGACGGACGCGAGCGTGGAGTACCCGCGCATCGTGCTGACGCTGGGAGGGTTATGGCATGGCAACAAAACTGAGTGAAAGACGCTCCGGGCTGGATGCGCTTTTGCGCAGCATCGTGAAACAGCGGTGCGGCAGTGAAAACGTGTACTACCAGCCGCCTGCAAACCTGCGGATGAAATACCCTTGTATCTGCTACAAGCTGGAAAAGATCCTCAGCCCGAAGGCCGACGACCGCGTATACCGCCAGACCTTCCATTATTCTGTTACCGTGATCGACACGAAACCGGACAGCGAAATGACGGCGGCCATGGGTTTGCTTGCAAAGGCTTCTCATGACCGCCATTTTATTTCGGACAACTTATACCACGACGTATTCAGCGTGTGGTACTGATACCTATTTATAAAGGAGGACAAAACCTATGGCAAGAGCAAAATGGGATGTGGACGGCACCCGCAAGTTCCATGCCGGTGTTTCCCACGGTATGGTATACCCCAAGGCAGACGAAGGCACGGCTAATGGCGCTGCATGGAATGGCCTGACCGGCGTGACCGAGAGCCCCAGCGGCGCAGAACCCACTGACCTGTGGGCCGACAACATGAAGTATGCCCGCCTGATCTCTGGCGAGGACTACGGCTTTACTATTGAGGCCTACATGTATCCGGAGGAGTTTGAGCCCTGCGACGGTCTGGCTGCCCCGGTGAAGGGCATCCGCATCGGTCAGCAGAAGCGCAAGGCCTTCGGCTTCAGCTGGCAGACCAAGGTGGGCACCGACGAGGATGCCGACAAGGGCTATATCATCCATGTGGTGTGGAACGCTACCGCACAGCCCAGTGAGAAGAGCCACGAGACCATGAACGACAGCCCGGATGCCGAGACCTTCAGCTGGGAGTGCGACACCGTGCCCGTGAACGTGACCGGCTATAAGGATGTCGCCGTGATGGAGTTTGACAGCACTGTGCTGACGGCTGCCCAGATGAAGGCTGTGGAAGACCTGCTGTATGGCACCGACAGCGAGGATGCAAAGCTTCCCACCCCGGACGAGCTGATTGCTGCAGTAAAGGCTGCTGTGTAAAAACACCCTCTCAGCGCGCAGTCCGGCGTTTTCCGGCGCTGCTTGCAGCTCTCCCGAAGGGGCGAGCTTTGTTGAGAGGAAAAAATCAAAATGAACCGATAAGGAGAGATTAAGATGCTGAAAAAGACCATTTCCTATACCGACTATGACGGCAACCAGCGCACCGAGGACTTCTACTTCAACCTGTCCATGGCCGAATTGACAGAGATGCAGATGGGCGTGGAAGGCGGTATGAGGGGCTACATCCAGCGCATTATGGCAGCCAATGACCAGACTGCGCTGATGAAACTGTTCAAGGACGTTCTGCTGCTGACCTACGGTAAGAAGAGCGACGATGGCCGTCTGTTCCTCAAGAATGATGCCATTCGTGCAGAATTCGAGGCAAGTCCGGCTTTCAGCGCAATTTACATGGAGCTGATGTCCGATGCGCAGAAGGCGGCAAATTTCATCAATGGCCTGATGCCTGCTGACCTGCGCAATCAGAACCCGGCTATGGAGATGGCCGCAACCGCAAGCGCTGCGCCTGCACTGAGCGTGGTATCGGAACAGGGCTGA